TTCTTTTTCCCTCCTGCGGTTTTGTTGTTTGCTTCGCAGCGAGCGCCGCTATTGATAACAAAGGGAACGCCGCTAAGTTCGCGCGCATGGTCGAGCATCTGCAAAAAATCTTCGTCCATCTCGTCCTCGCCTTTGGTGAGGTGATGCTTTTTGCAGGTTCTACAATTGCAATCAAATTCGCTGTAATTAAAGTGCTTCATAAATTAGAAAGGTTGCCATAATTCCAATGAGGATATCCGCAACATCGGCGCGGCCATACTCACGGACTTTGTAAGCCATGTTCGCGCCTATGGTTATGAGGATTAGCCAGGCCATCATTCTTTTTCCATTTTGGCCAACATGATTTCAATCTTGTGAATGCTGATAAGCAACTCTTTTGCGAGTTGTTTAAATTCGTCTTGTGTTATTTCCAATTGCATCACCCTGCTTTTTAAACGGGCCACCGTGCTGTTGAGGTTAACCCAAACGCCCACAATTCCCACAATCACCGGCAGAACTGCCGCCCATATTTGCCAATCCATTACTTCTCTTTTTTCTGTATAATATACCATTGCCCCCCGTGGCACAAGATAGTGATACCATCATAAGCGCGGTTAAAATAATGGCCTGCCGCGCCATCTACCGTTACGCCTGTGTCAGACGTACTTGGTAAAAGCCGCACATAGGTGTTCGCTGTGATTAACTCATCAGAATGAAATTGAATCGTTCGCCCTTCGTTATTCGTTACCGTAGGCAAGTAAATTGTGCTGTATCCATTCGGGCCTGTCCAAGAGTTGAAAATCATATATTCAACCTGGGCAATCGTGGTAACCAGTTCATCCCTGTTCACGATATCCAGCACCCTTGTAACCTGTCTGCTTCCGTAGTTGGTAACATGTAGCCCTAACGTTTTATTGATTGCCTCAAACACTCCCCCGGTCGAATTGGTAAAGCTTGCTGAAATAGGCACTGATATATCAATGATTGGGCCATCTGTTACGCTGGTTGTAGACGTGTCGCGTACGAGCTTCCAAGCTTCAACTTCATTCATGCATGGCCGAGCCGTGTACGTCATTTCAAACAGCGCATAAGTGCCGTCCGTGTCATCGATGACTTGATACATTCCAATAGGTCTGCCGAACACTTCGCCGCGTTGTATCCGCGTGGCTTTGCGCTGACCGGCTAAAACTTCCTGCACTCCTAACCGGTGTATCCCTAAGCCTGTGCCGGTGTAGTTCAAGCTTTGCCATCCGCTTGAAGGTATCGCATTCACTCCGGAAATTACCCGAACAACTCCAATGCTGTTCACCGTGTCCAAGTCACCCAGCAAAGCAATGCCTTGGTCGATATCATGCCGGCAGTTGTCAGAGTTTACCGCTGTGAATCCTTGTTGGTCACCTAGCGCAGCGTCTCCGGTCAAGTCAACGCGCAAAAGCGTGATGCTGTAAAGCGCGCCGCTTGTATTTGTTAGGTTGGTGTCTGTGTTGCCTTCGTAGTTAACGCCGCGAAGGGTTACGGTTAATTCTAGCCCGGTTTCATCCGATGGAAGCGGCGGCGTGAGTATGTTGATGGGGATGGTAAAATCACCTCCTCCGTTGGTGTCGAATACCGGGCTAACCTCGTGCCATTTTTCCGCTGACGTTTCCCAGGAGGCTGCGCCGTAGCTGTTGCCCGTGTATTGCAATAACTCACCGGGAACAAGTTGGAACTCGTTAACCGTACCAGCATAGGCCGCGTTTCGTTTCAAATACTGGTTGCCACATTTGAGTTCAAACTGCAATTCAACCCGGCCTACTCTTGCGTCGCCCGTGGTTGCCCCGTCGCCATCATATTCGTAATTGAACACGCCCGAAATCAAAAGTTGATTGGTTGCGAGATAGTCAATATTGGTATCGTCAAGCTGGGTGTTGAATTCCGTTTTGGTTAAAACGTTTTCAATGATTAAAGGCTGGTTACCGTCGTATTGTCGCGTTCTCTTTACCTTCTTGGTTGGCATCAGGTTACTAAACTCGTACCCATTCATCTTCGTGAAAAACGAAGCTGCAAAAGGTTTATCGGCGCTTATATCCTGCTCCTGTAAATCGGTGAAATCCTTTTCAATTCCTTGAACGAGCAATTCAGTCGAATTGAATTGAGCGCCTACCGGGAGAAACCACCACTTGCCTTCGCTCTGAAAGATGCGCGCATTGAATACAAGCGCGAAATTCTCAAGCACATCAAGAGCTGTGAAATATTGGTTAACGCCGTTTTCGTCCGGGTTGTAGAAACTGGAATGCGCGATTCTTGTGTCTTTAAATTGATTGTCGCCGGTGTAGTCTATGCTTTCAAAGTCGTTGACGTAGAGCAAAAAATCATCCGTGCCCCATAGGTGGGTTGAACGGGTTTTTAGCAAGCAATTCGCGACGTGCTGAAGCGCAGACGCTTGGCCGGTGTATGCTGCGCCGTCATTGTTGTAGTCGATGGCCGATAAATTACCAACGTCATCGGCTGCCGTGATGGTGTTTGCAATAGGAAAATAACCGTCTGGCCTTGTTACTTGTTCCGGCAATATCACACCGCCCCACCAAAGCGTGGGAAATGTGTCCGGGTTCTTTATTACGCTCACGCTGAAACGGTTCTCTGCCGCCGTCGATAGCAAGTCCATAAATGCCGTTTCTGTGGCGGTCTGCTCCATCAGGGTGAATGTAACCTCGCTACCGATGACGGGTTGATAACGGTTTTCATTGTCGCCAGAATACCGAAGTACAAAACCATCTGCACCTAGAGTGAACTCGGTTGCAGCGGCAGCGTGCAAAGCGTCGTGGATGTTTACGCGCCAATCATAACCTTGGTCATCGGTAAACTCTGCAAAGAGTCTTATTGGGTCAGCCATTTTAGAATCCTCTTACACGGTTTCGGTCTATTGCATTTCGTTCGCTAGTGAGCAGGATATCACGGCCGGAAATCTTACCGGTGACAACTACATTTTGTCCGCTTCCCATCATGTTTTTAAGCTTGCTCAAAGGTGCGATTACTTCCGGGTCAATTCCAGCGTTTTTGTTGTCGCCAACCATCGCCATCGTAGGGCCAAAAGCTAAGCCGCCTTTTGCCAATGCCGGCGGAGAACTCTCCATTCTTTGTTGTAGCCCCTTTATCACTGCGCCAGCAGCAACCAAACCAACACCGGCAGCAATTGCAACGGCTGGGTTTGCTATTAGGTTAATGAAAAAAGCCTGTGCCGCTACACCTGCGGCGATAAATTGCGCGCCTAAATCAATAAGTAAATTTGCCAGCCCTGCAATAGCGCCTGCAAAAACATCTGTTAGGCTCATCGTGCCGGTGATAAGCCCACCCATTGCCATGCCTATACCTGCGTAAGCCGCCTCCATTTGTGGGGCCATGCTAATGCTGATTCCTATCTGCTCATTTAGTTCAGATTGAGCATCAGCGGCGGCGCTGGGTTGCCCCATCAGTTGCGCGCTTCCTACACCTGTACCAATTTGACCGGCTTGAATGGCTTTTGGATTTGCAGGCCCTCCACCGGCTGACGTTGCGCCGTTTGAAATTGCGGAAGGTATTAAGCTGCCTAAATCTCCAAGCCTTTTAATGGCTTCGGCGACTGTTGCATCAGTCACTAAATCAAACGGCTCCCTTTCGAGTTCGTTGGTGACAGATTCCACGAAATCATCCGCGATTGTCTTGCCCATTTCAACAACGCTATCAGCGATGTCATCAAATGCTTTTCGGGCGATGTCAGGCACTTCCTCAAAGTTACCGGCAAAAATCGCCAGCATAATATCAGAAACGCCGGTGATGGCCATTCCTAACCTTTGGAATCCTGTGTAAAGGAAAGTAAACACACCCAGCGCCACGCCTTTAATCCCTCCGAATATTGCACGAACCAATCCCAGTTCGTTGTACATCGTGATAAACATATTAATCACCGAAGCAATCGGACCGGCTACCTCATCGGCGAACGTCACGACTGCAATGGCAAGCCCAACGATGCCGGCAATCACCAAACCAACAGGAGAAATCAAAGCCAAAAGCCCAGAGATAAGCGGCGGCAAAATCATCATAAGCGGCCCAATGGCGGCAGCGATTGCCGCGCCTGCTACAATGTATTTTTTAGTTTTGTCGCTCAAGTTTGTAAAGGCATTTGCCACGCTTGAAATCTTGCCGGCTAACTCCGTCATCACCGGAGCAAGTGCAGAACCAATTTCAATTTGTGCGCCTTCTATAGCCGACTGCATCCGCTTCATTGCACCCTCGGCAGTGTCGTCCATCGTGGCGGCCATGCCTGCCGCTGCGCCTTTACTTTTCTTTAGTGACTCCGTCAAGCCATCAACATCTTTCATGCCCTCCTTTAAAACAAGGAAAGCACTCGAAGCAGTACGGCCAACCTCATCTTTTGCGTCGGCTAAGTTTATAACCTCGTCGGCTGTTTTCTGCATAGCCGTACCAAAGTCCAAACCTGTACCGGCAACCTCTTGTAAAATCCTCCGTAAGGATGTGCCGGCTTGACTGCCTTTGATACCGTTATTAGCAAGCTGTCCAAGCATCGCCGTGGCTTCTTCCAATGAAACACCGGCGGCCTTAGCAACCGGCGCAACGTACTTCATCGAGTCTTGGAAACTCTCAAGGTCAAGCGCCGAGGAACTAAACGCGGCGGCCATTACATCCGTAACCTTTCCCGTTTGGCTTGCGTCCATCCCGAACGCGCGCAAAGTAGAACCGGCAACCTCAGCGGATTGCGCAAGGTCTGAGCCGGTAGCCTGTGCAAGGTTCAACGTGGCTTGTGTTACCTGCGTAATTTCGTCCGCTGAAAAACCCAGCTTTGCGTACTCAAGTTGAAGCGCACTAACCTCGGAAGCCGTAAACCGTGTAGATGCGCCGAGTTGTTTGGCGTTATTTTCAAGGCTTTTAAACTGCTCACCGGTAGCACCTGAAACGGCTTTGACCTTGGCCATTGACTGCTCAAAGGCTGCGGCAACTTGAAAGGATGTTGCCCCGATAGCGGCAAGGGGTGCGGTTAGTCCGGCGCTTAATCCCCGTCCGAGTCTTTTGGTGTTCCTGCCAAAATTCCGCATTTTAGACATGGATTCCCCCAGCTTTTTATCAAACTGGCTAGTCTTCAATCCAATCGTTACAATGAGGTCGTTTAGTTTTGCCATCCGTCGCGTTGTTGTATTGCTTCAAAAAGTTCCTCCTTGGACATCTTGCTACCTCTTAAGGGTGTGCTTTCCCAAGGAAAAACCGCTAAATCTTTCGGTTTCAAGTTACGCCCTTTTTTAAGGTGCGGTTGCATGATGATAACGCCAAGCCATCTTGCGCGCTCCCATTCTGCTCGTTGTTGAATTTCATCGTGTTCGCTTTTGGCTTCACTCGCCGCGCCTATTTCGCCAAAGGTCATTGACCAAAACGCAGAAGGGGACAGGCCAAGTAAGCCCATCCCCGTCTTTATAACGTCGCGCCATGTGAGCGCTTGAGTTTCGCCTACGCTTTTTTTTGGTCGCTGTATTCGCCCAGTGCTTCAAAGCATTGGGTTACGTGTCCGAGCGTTATGTGGTTTTCGAATTCCTCCAAGCTCATTGTGAACTCTTGGCCTTCAAAATCACATCCACACTCTACACCAACGAAGCAAAGAAAGCTGCAAGCGTCTGCGCTTAATTTGGACGGGTCAGACAAGGCAAATACATTCACCTTCGTCTTGCGTTCAAACTTCTTGAGCGCCTTCATTGAAAAGCGCACCGGGTAATCCGTTCCGTTTATCTCAATCATTAGGAGATAGTGGCAGGAGTGACAACACCGGTCAATTCAAAGCTTGCGCTGTAGGTCGCTGTGTCTTCTGTGCCGCCTGACTGCTCCAATGAAGTCAAAAAACCGCTGGCCGTATAAGACTGGTCACCTGTTATTTCATTGCTGAATTTCAAAGTGAGTGAAGTGCGGTTCGTCCATGCTGACACAAGGTCGACGGTGTCGGTGTTGCTGCTTTGATAATCAATCAAACCATTACAAGACATTGAACCGCTACGCAATCCCGCGAGTAGTTCACGATAGCCAGCGCTGTCTTTGGTTGTGATATCAATTGTGTCCATGTTAAGGGACAGGCTGCAATCCGTAGCCGCTGCGATAATAACGCCGCCGACGTATACACCTAAATTTGTTCCGTTGAATACGGCCATTATTTCTCAGTTTTTTGGGGTTCTTTTTTAATTGGCTTGTCAAGGTATCCGCCGGTTTTTAATTCCGTTGCAAATTCCTTTGTGACAGTTACCACGTCGCCGGCCTTCCATGTCTTAGGACCAAGCTTGCAAGTCTTTTGAATTGTGACCTTCATGGGTGCAATTTAGTGAATTTCAAATTCATTCAATCGGCTCTTCAGGAAACCAACCCAGCGCCACCATTTCTTCATACGTCCTCACGGTCGTATTCCGTACTCCCCTACGGGAATTGTTATTGTTTCTGTTCCCGTTCCCGTTACGTAAGTCCTAGTCTGTGGGCTAGTTACTACCCACGTACTATAAGTTGCAAAATACAAACCATCGATTTCTTCGCATTCTTCTAACGAATCTTGGTCGTAGCACCAAGCCATAAACGGTACTGCAACATCCGTCCACGTAGCAGAAAAGTCTGTGTCTTCATAGACTTCTACTCTATATGTTCCTTCTAAGACCATGATACTACCATTAAAGTTTCTCCAATTGAACCCGCGCTAGGCGTTCCTGAATTTGTTAGTGATGACCAATAGCCATTTGTTATAGCGTTATTAGTCAAGCCTTGTATTTGTGAAATACCCCCGCCAATATGCATACTACCTGACTTGATACCGACACCCGCGTAAACGTTTCCCGATGAATCGGACGCAGTTCCAAAAAATGACGTCCAACCCGTACCCGCACCCGTAAGTATGGATAGCTGATTTGTTGCGGATAGCTGATTTGAATTAATGTTGTCAGGTCTACAACGCGAATTTGCAGAACCCGCAAAGCGAATACTTCCATTTGTAGTTACAGCAATTAGGCTATATCTAGATTGATGATGCGTAGAAACTACGTCTGTAATTGCTGCACTTACTGCCGTGAATCCATTGACATCACTTTGCGAAGTGCTTTGGAATCCCGCGTGTGGACCAGAGTTTTGACCCGTAAAATATATTTCCCCACCGATAACCGCTGTTGAATCAGCGTTACCCGCGCCTACCCACGTTACGCTAGTCAATGAATTGTCTTCTCTTGTTAAGACTGTAGTGTAACCTGAAGTCGTGCCTTGTGCCGTTGCGTAACTGAAATTTTGACCACACGTATATACCTCACCCGTTGAAGTACGAAGAACTGTATGCGTTTCACCCAATGCACATTGCGCCCATGTCAAAGAGTTGTTCGCTAAAGTCCAATTAATTCGCGTGGCATTCGACCCGTTTCCCTCTTGGTATGCATTGTTCCTTCCTAGGAAATAATACGCCCCTCCTTTAATAGCCCCAAAACATTGTCTTCCCGAACTTATATCTGTCCAATCCATGTCCGTACCATACTGATGCCATTCACCATCTTGGTCAACAACTGGATTAGCCCCACTAAAGTACCCATTCTCTACCGCGCAGACCCACAAAGTACCGTCCGACTTAATACCCCAAACTACTTGATAATCTGCACTTGCGGACAATTTCGTAAAGGAATGGCTACTGTAGCAGCGTTTGTTAAACTCATAATTTATTGACGGATAGAAACGAATGCTCGGTGCAAATGCAACCATAGTACCCGCACCCGTTAAAAGACTATCGGGAGAAACCCCTCCTCCACCTTGAGTAGTAAAGAAGCCGTCTACGTTGTCTATGTCCGCTGTTGGAACTCCTGAAATTTCTGCCATGATTAACTAATTTGAACCCAATCTTGGGAAGGATTAAAGTAAACTAACTCTTCTCCTCCTTGACCTGTACCTATGTAATGACCAACTACTCGTGAGTAATAGTTGGTAGTTGTTGGTGCTGCTGAACTAAAAACACCACTCGCGCCAATCCAAAGAGGGCTGCCTGCTGTTGCACCACTAATTGCAGAGACGGCATCGACCATTCCTTGCAAGACGCAATCGCCAATACCCGTGTGAAAACCTATAAACTTCTTGCTGTTGGCGTTGCTAGCATCAGCCAATGCATCACCCATAATGTCCACAATTTTATTCGAAGCCACACTAACGGAAGTGAGCATCAGGGTATTCTGTCCTGTGACTAACTCGGTTTCTTCGTATGCGGATGCTAGGCTATTAAGCGTTGTCTTATCTGCTGCGCTCATAGAACCTGCCGCGCTCGTTGTAGCGGCTGTTATAGATACCGTAGGAGTATTACTTCCCGTCACTACGATAGGTGCAGTTCCGCTTACTGACGTTACACCTTGCGGAAGCGTTTGAAGCGCACCTGTTCCGTCGATATATTCTGCTGCTGTGCCACCTACTGAAAGCGCAAGCGTTCCTGAAGTCGTAATCGGTGAACCGCTAATAGCAAATGCACTTGGAACAGTCATCGCTACTGATGTAACCGTACCGCTTGTAAGCGTTGGCTTGTTCAGAATGACAGCCAATCCTGATGAAGCGTTCCAATCGGATTGAACGTTGTACTTATTTGTTCCTTCCGCTATATCATCAGTATCTAATACGACAATCCCTGTCTGTCCATTGACGCTATCAACAGGTACACTTGGAATGTCAGTAGTTAAGGCAAGCGTTCCACCCGTAGCAGGAAGACCAACTGTAATGTTCGCGGCTGCTGAGGGGTTTTGTCTTAACCATGTTTCATACCCTCCTGCGTTCTCTAGCCTAAATTCTGTTCCGCTTTTAAGTAGAAGGTGCGCAGTTCCTGCCGTAGTCTGACCATTTAAAAACGCGGCATTGTATTGCGTTTCAACTCCTGAGCCACCGGCCGCGACCCCGAAGGTCATAGCTCCTGGGCTTGTCTGTGATATATCAATAGTCGTTTCAGCAAGTCCAATCTTGGCACTTGTAGCCTGTACATCTACGTATCCCTTCGTCGTATCGCTGAGGGTGTCGTACATCTGTGCGCCCGTTCCGCTTGCTTTGAATCGCGCGAGGAGCTGCTGAAGCCCTCCATTCCTCATCCATTTACTCGTGCCTGTATTGTAGGAGATGACATCGCCTTGGTCGGGCGTTCCAATGATATTGACATCGGTCAACTCTTCGAGCGTTTCAACGCCTCCTGCACCCGTAGCCGGTAGCCATTCCTCGGTGGCTGTATTGTACTTGATTACCTGCCCATCAGTTACGCCGGTGGTATCAACGTCGTAAAGGTCGCCCAGCTTCGCACCCGTTACCGGTGTGCCTTGTGCTATCTCAAAATCATTACGGGCAATCCGAAAGGTGAACGTAAGGACCTGCGCATATCGCCTCGGCTCATCGATTATCTCCGTGTCAACGTCATTGAATTGAACGCTCTGAACATTGACGGCGTTGTATGTTCCTTGCACGCGGTCAAGTGCGCCCCTGACTTTATCGCCTAATTCCGCCGAACCGTTATAAGTCGCGTCATAACAAAGGAACTCTATCCGTACCTCATCCAATGTACTCGGCCCGTCGTGCGTGTCCTCAGGTGCTACGTTTTGGATTTGGTAAACGATAAAAGGCACAGGCGCTTCCTGTTCGGCAATCTCCGGATAAATTCGTGTATCAACGATGTCGGTGATTTCCGTGTTAGTGCTTAAAATTCCGTAGACGGCTCTTCCTGCGTTCATCGTTTCCTTGTTTTTTGTACCTGCTTATCTATGGCCTTTGAATAGCTTTTCTTCATCGAAGCTAACGCCGCTTGACGTGTGGCCGATATACTTTTTGCAAACGCGCCTTTGTTGCGGTTGTTTCCCTTTACAAATTGGTCATCACCCTCAACGATATTGGCAAACCATCCATCAGAGTCTGGCGGCATTCTTTTGCCTACACGAGGACCAGCCCAAAAGGTGGAATATCTTTTATCAATTTGCCAAACGCGTACCGAACGGCGAAGCGTTCCGGGTTCGATATCAACCGGCGTTTGCTTTCCTCTTCTTACTCGAATCGTCTCCTTTGCGTCTACGATATTGGAAAGCATTTCTTTCCTGTAGAGGTTGCCCACTCGGCGATGGATTCGCTTCTGCACCTTGACATCCTTAATTTGTTTTCGCAAGCTGTCAAGCTGTTTCATCAGCGCGCGGTCATCGACTCCGATTCCCTCGAAGCCTGTACCGCCTCCTTTAAATTCTAAACCTCCGCCGCTTGCCATTATGTACCGGATATTGAACACAATAAAACTAACTGGTCACGGCGGCCAATTTCGGCAATGCCTAAAAGGTCATATGTTTTGCCGTCATAAATTACCCTATCATCTGCTTTGATTGCTCGGCTTTCGCTGCTGCTTCGAATCTTAAACCGCACGCGCTGCACCGGCATATCTTGGTCGGCTATTATGGTTTCGTTCATGCGCTCCCCGGTCTTCATTAACTCAGCCCAAACGCTTACATAATTCGTCCACGTTTGAATCCGTTCACCGAAGTCATTGGTGGT